TCAATAGTTGACAAGCTAGGAGAAAACAGTATAGTTTGGGAAAAATCGGGAATGTTTAGCGACCTTCCTTATCGAATAACTTATGAAGAGGTTATAAATGATACAAGACCTGTACAAACAAAAAAGGTCCTTGGAGTTGAAGTGGCAACAGGAGCATCTGTCTAATGATAGATACACTCTTGAAATGGTCAGAATTGATGACAAAGTTAGAAGAGTCATTACTGACATTAAGCTGGAAGAAGCAGCTATTGCTCATAGACAGAATTCTGTCGAAGACGCAGCTCCACAAGTTTCTGTAGCTACTTAGTCAAAAGCTACATCGCTGAAATGCATAAATACCGTAGGCTCTCTTGCACTCTACTAAAAAATCAGTTATAACTACCTTACTATATATTTAAATAAACTTATTGAATACAGACGCATATAGTCGACTTCCCTAGGGACTGTATTTAAAATATCTAGGAGGATATTAATATGGCTAACACAACTTTTTTAGGAAACGTTAGAGAAAACGGAGACGGTTTAAGAACTTCAATTGCTGGCTCTATGTGTGCAACAGCAAATTTTCATATACCAAATACTTTAACAGCAGGTGATGGAAATGTACAAAAATCAGAAACAGATACAACTTCAGTAGTTTTACCAAAAGGTGCTGTCGTTTACCAAATAGCAATTTGGGATGCGAGCGGTACTGGAGGTGCTACTCAAGATATTGGTTATACTCCAGTAGGAACTGGAACTGTAGTTGCAGATCCAAATGGTTTGGCAATTGCTCAACCAGTTACAGCAAAATCTCTTTCAGTAGTAGGTGGCGCAACTGATGGTGCAGCACTTGGTGGTATTTCAACAATTATTAATGCTGTTGAATATGGACCAGCTATTGTAAATGCTGCGGGCGCAAGAGAACAATTAACAGTTACTCATGAAGCTAATACATCTGCAGCAGGTTCTGCAAGTGGTACTCTTTACTACTTTGTTGCCGACGAAAAAAACGGCGCTGAATCAGCGTAATTAATTAATTATCTATGCTCCCTCGGGAGCATAGAATAAATTAGGAGAAAAATAAAAATGGGAAACTCATATTCAAGTGATCAAACAACCCTAAACCTTGCTGTTATTGGTACTGATACTTTATCAAGAGCAGGTAGAGCTAGAATTACTTCCATTCAAGGAAAAGGAATAGCAAGTTCTACTTTACTACTTTATGATGCAGCAACAGCTGGTGCAGCAGCAGCTGGTAATTTAGTGGCTACTTATAATTATGGAACTGAAGGATTAGAAGTTTATGTTCCAGGTTCTGGTATTTTATTTAAAAACGGAATAGTATTTAATTTAGCCGGAACAAGTGGAAGCGTTACTTTAACTATAACTGGCGGATAAGGTTTTTACATGGCGACTATTACTTATACAGTTACGGTTGCAACTGGTACTAACCAATATAGTGCAAATCAAAACAAGTATTATATTAATGGTACGGTTAGCCCAACTATTCAGTTACAAGAAGGTAACACTTATATCTTTGACACTTCTGATAATACAAACCTTACTCACGTTTTTGCATTTTCTACAAATCCAAATAACTCACCAGCAGCACCTTATACAACAGGTGTAACTACTACAGGTGTATCTGGAAATGCAGGATCAAATACAACAATTATAGTAGGAAACACAACTACAACTGCAGATCAAACTGTACCTCCATTATTTTATTATTGTACAGCTCACGTTGGCATGGGTGGTTCAGCACCTACACTTACTCAATCTTCTGGAATATCTAATAAATTTAATCCAGCAATAGATGACATTATAGAAGAAGCTTTTGAAAGAACTAATATAAGAGGAACTAGAACAGGTTATCAATTAAGATCTGCAAGAAGATCTTTAAATATAATGTTTCAAGAATGGGAAAACAGAGGAGTTCATTTATGGAAAGTAAAATTAGCTAAAGTACCTTTAATTTTAGGTCAAGCAGAATATAGTTTTGCAACAGATTCTATAAATTTTCCAAGTGATATGAGTGATATGTTAGAAGCATATTATAGAAATAATTCTACAACAACAGCACCTCAAGATATTGCATTAACTCAAATTAGTAGATCACAATATAATGCAACACCAAATAAATTAACACAAGGGACACCTTCTCAATTTTATGTAGAAAGAAAAATTAATCCAAGCATATTTTTATATGCTACACCCAATTCAAGTGTATCAAGCACGACTACACCAAGTAGTTTTCAATTTTGTTTTTATTATTTATCTAAAATAGAAAACCCAGGTGCATATACAAATGTTTCTGATGTAGTAAATAGATTTTATCCATGCATGATGTCAGGTCTTGCATATTATTTAAGTATGAAATTTTCTCCAGAAAGAACTTTAGATCTTGAAAGAATTTATGAAAGTGAAATGTTAAGAGCATTAGATGCAGACAACCAAGGTACATCTACATTTATTTCTCCACAAACATTTTATGGTGATGGAGTAATGTCATAATGGGAGTTTTTGCTAGAGGTAAAAGAGCACTATCTATTTCCGATAGATCAGGACTAAGATTTCCATATACAGAAATGGTTAGGGAATGGAATGGATCTTTAGTTCATTACTCAGAGTATGAACCAAAGCAACCACAACTTGAACCTAAACCAGTTGGTAATGATCCACAAGCATTACAAAACCCTAGAGTTCAAGCTGAGTCTACAGCTCAATTAATTTTATTAGATAATAATCCTTTTGAAATTATTATTTCAGGGGGTAACACTTATGTAAATGTTTATTCTTTAGATCATCAAAGAAAAGCTGATAGTAAAGTTAGATTAAGAGGAGCACCTTTAGTAACTTCAAGTGGAACTGGTGGACCCGACTCTTATAATTTACAATCTTATAATGTTATACCAGACATTTCAGGTGTAACAGATATTGATTCTGCCAATGGTTTTACAATTCAATTAGGTAAAATAGATGCAGCAGGAAATGTAACTGGTAATACTACAAGCGATGTGTTAACTAATCCTATTAGTTACTTTTATTTTCAAAGTGCTGATGCTGCTACTACTAGTGGAGTTAAAGGTGGTGGTTCAGGATGTTCAGCAGGACCAGTAACATTGGAGGCATTATAATATGGCATACACTTTAGCAAATTTAAGAACAGATATTAGAGGATACACAGAAGTATCAGATACAGTTTTAACTGATTCTGTTTTAACAACAATTATTAAAAATACAGAAAATCAAATTTTAAGAGCGGTCCCTACAGATCAAAATGCTCACTACGCAACTTCAACTTTAATTGTAGGAAATAGATATGTAACTATTCCTGCTGATTTAAGATCTATTAATTATGTTCAACTTAAAGATACAGCAGGCAATCAATTTTTTTTAGAACAAAGAGATCCTAGTTTTATGGCAGAATACTATTCTAAACCAGATACTGCAGCCGTAGATATTCCAAAATATTATGGTAATTGGGATGAAGAATTTTGGGTTGTAGCACCTACACCTAATCAAACATACGCTATAACATTAGCTTATAATAAAGAGGCACCAAGTATTACTTTAACAACTCCAGTAGATTATTCTACTTTAGGAACTTATTTATCTAATAAATATCAAGACTTGCTTTTATATGGATGTTTGGTAAATACATATGGATACTTGAAAGGTCCGACAGATATGATACAATACTACCAAGGGCAATATGAAAACGCTCTTACAACGTATGGAACTGAACAAATTGGTTACAGACGCAGAGATGAATATGAAGATGGCATGATTCGTCAACAATTAAAATCAAAACCACCATCTAGTTACGGAACAAATTAATTAAGGAGAAAAAAATATGGCAAACGTAGTACCTTATGCTTTTAAACAAGGGATCCTAAAAGGACAGCATGATCTATCTCAGAATAATGCGTATTATCTCGCTCTGTATACTACTGCAACACCTTACACAGTAAATGATTCTGTTTATTCTTCTGCTGTAGCCAATCAAGTTGGTACAGTTGGAACGGCATATACAACAAATGGTTTAACTGCAGGTCAAGGAGTAGTGGCACAAACTGGAGATTATACAACAGTAGATTTTACAACTGATCCTACTTGGACAGCTTCTACAATCACAGCAAGAACAGGAGTGTTATATAAATATGTAGCACCTGGTGGAGCAACAGCTAATCAATATCTAGTAGCAATTTTAGATTTTGGTGGTGACATTACTTCTACAGCTGGTGATTTTAAAGTTACTTTCCCAAGTGCAACAGCAGGAAGTCCTTCAGGATCTGGCGCTTTATTAAGTATAACTGGAAACCCATAGGAATATTTAATGGCTTTAGTATTAAATGACAGAGTAAAAGAAACTAGTACAACAACAGGTACAGGCACGTTAGATCTTGCCGGTGCTTCAGTTGGTTTTGTAACTTTTGTTGCAGGCATTGGTAATAGTAATACAACTTACTATGCTATCAACGCTCAAGGTACAAGTAATTGGGAAGTTGGTATTGGTACAGTAACTGATGCAACACCTGACACTCTTGCAAGAACTACAGTTTTAAATAATTCTTTAGGAACTACAGCTAAAATTAATTTTTCAGGCACTTTAGATGTATTTTGTACAATGCCTGCAAGTAAGTCTGTCTACTTAGATTCGACAGGAACACCAGTAGGAGCAGCGTCAGCTGGCTTTGCATTAGCAATGGCCGTGGCGTTATAAATAGGAAAAAAATATGGCACAAGATTTTAGAAATGATTTACAATCCGCGGTTGGAACATCACCTGTAAACTTAATTGTTGCAGGAGATTACGATGCAGTAATTGGAATTAGAGTTTGTAATATTTTAACTTCTACAGTTGAAGTTGATGTTTACATAACTAATAGTGGAAACAAATACATCGCCAAAGGTGTTGTAATTCCACCAAACTCTGCAATCGAATTAATTCAAGGTGGTGCAAAAATTGTTTTAAAAAATGGCGATACATTAAGTGCAGTTTCAAATACAGCTTCGTCTGTAGATATTGTTACTTCTTATATTGACACAATTAGTTCGTAGGAGGAATTATGACAGCAGTAGTAAACGGTATTCAATATATCGGAGGGCAAACCTCTCCCAATGAATTTATAAATAATCAAGCGCAAACCATTGATGGTACGCAAACAATTGAAAGTGCAGTTTTAGCTGGACCTATCACTATCCCTGCAACTATAACAGTAACGGGGACTTTAGTAATAGTATAATGTCTAAAATAGAAGTAAACACAGTTGCACCACAATGCGGAACTACTTTAACACTAGGTGAATCTGGTGATACAGTAACTCTTGGCGCTGGTGCTAGTCAATCAGGTTTTGGAAGAACAGGAACAGTAGACTGGCAAACTGGT